TTGACGACATGTCAATACCCTATCTTTCCGATGCCACACTAGATTATGTACACGAAGGAATAAACGAACAGTTTAAAATTATTAATCCTCGAGAAGTTGCATCCTGTGGCTGTGGAGTATCAGTTCAATTTAATGACATTTAATCAAGCTAAAACGCTCTTAATGCAAGGACATTGCATGGTGCGCTTTAAATCTCTTACCACATTAAATAATATACACGAAGGTGTATACACAATTCCTAAATCAATTCAATCTTCTGGTGATAAAATATTAGTTTGGAATATAAATCTATTGAAGTGGGAAGATATAGAGGTAAATACTATCATATCCATAACTCCTATCTAGGGGTATAAACTATATAAATAAACCTGTATATGGAAGATGTATTACAATTGATTTCAGAAGTCGGTTTACCTATTGCCGGAGCTTTGGTAATGGGATTTTTCATATTCACTATTATTAAACAAATCATGGAAGGTTTGGTTGATGATATAAAAACTCTGACAATGTTTTGTGCAAGTTTAGAAAACAGAGCAAGAACAATGAGCAATGAGATGATAAAGATTGATTTGTTAGTCAGTAGTGCACTAGAGCTAAGACCAGATATCGAACGAATCGCAAGAGCCGAAAATTTTATCGAAGACGGTAAGCTTGATGTGAGAAGAGATTAATATGGAAGATATTGCGACTATAATTAGCGAATATGGCTTTCCTACAATCATGGTTGTAGGTTTAGGATACTTTGTATACTTTGTATATAACTTTATCCAAGAGGAGATAGACCCTCAAATAGAAAAAATGCATTTTCAGTTAATTAAGGTAATAGACCAAGTGCGCATGTTGGACCAAGATTTAATCAGACTACAACAGAAAGTAGATACAGTATTGGAATATAAAGAAAATGAAAAAAGAAAACAGGAGAGAGATGATAAAAGCCAAGATTGAGATTATTTCTTTAGTCTCTATTTTTGTTCTATCCTTACTTGCTGTGAGCCCTAATGCTCATGGTGATGAAATAGTACACAAATTTAAAAATCCTTCTTTTAGTGGCATTGGTACTGGTGCACATTATTTGACCATAGAAAACCAAGAGCATTCCAGAAAAAAATCTATTGAGGAAGCTCTTGAAGCAGCTAGGAAAGCAGCAGAAAGAGCTGAAGATAATACTACACTAGCAAAATTTATACGAAATTTAGAAAGTAGAATATATGCTCAAATGGCTAAACAGCTTGTAGAGAGTATGTTTTCTAATGATAACCCTGTAAGGTTTGGTTCCTTTGTGTTAGAAGGTTCAACCATTACTTATGAAGTGATTACCAGTGAAGATGGTACAGAATTTATTAGAATGACAATAGTAGATAGTGATGGGACTTCTACAATAATAGAAATACCAATCGGAACAGGTTACTTTGGAGGTGACGCAGATGATGGCGGTGCAGACGGCGGTTAAAGTCGTTTTATTATGTACCGTTTTGGTACTATCAAGCTGTGCCTCATTCCCTAAGTGGTCAGAAAAGCCACAGGACTGTAAAAGATGGGAAGAAGGTTTTAGCAAAGATTTATATACAGGTGTTAAAAAGCAAATTGCAAGAAAATATATCTGTGTTGAATTTCCAGAAGTCGTATCCTTACCTTCTTATATAGAATTATTACAACTACCTCCTGCAGAGGAGAAACCTATAGTTGCCGTTTATCAATTCCAAGATAAAACCGGCCAAAGAAAATCTGTACAAAATATTGCTTCATTCTCTACAGCAGTTACACAAGGTGCAACCGAAATGGTTATAGACGCCTTAAAAACTGCCGGCGGGGGCACCTGGTTCCGTGTTGTAGAAAGAAATGGAATCGATAATCTAGTTAGAGAAAGACAAATTATTAGAAGTGCAAGGTCAGACTTTGCAAAGAAAACTGAAACAGATGATTTAGGAATCCAACCACTATTATTTGCAGGTATAATAATAGAGGGTGGTGTAATAGGATATGATACCAATATCAAAACAGGTGGCCGGGGCGCACGGTACCTAGGTATTGGTTTCACTAAGCAATATCGTCAAGATGTTGTGACCATTTCAATGAGAGCAGTTTCTGTTCTTACTGGAGAGGTTTTACTTAATGTCCAAACTCGTAAAACTATTCTGAGTTATGGTACCGGGGGTGATGTATTCCGTTTTGTTGAACAAGGTACAAGGTTAGTTGAAATCGAAGATGGAGTGGGAAATAATGAATCAGTGACTTACGCAACACGCGCTGCAATTGAAGCAGCTGTGTTGGAATTAATTTACCAAGGCCACGACCGTGGTTTTTGGAGTATAAAGGGGTATAACGAAAATGAATAAATTATTAAGCTTAATTTTATTATTGTCGACAGGATTCGTTTTCGCACAAGCCACTGATGATAACGAAATCAATATTACTCAAACTGGAGATACTTTAAAATTATATATTGACCAGATTGGGTTTGGTAACAAGATAGGCGGAAACAACGGCTCAGGAGGCTCTGTTTCTACTATGGCAATTACTGGTACAACTTTAGAGTTTGACCTTGATTTCACTGGTAACCAAAATGTTTTATTTGGTCCTGTTGTAGCTGATAGCTCGACTTATAAATTAGATTTTACAGGGGACTCAAATTCAGTAGATTGGAATATCGGATATATCGGAAGTGCTGACAGTTCAGATATTAACTTTGATGTAACAGGAAGTAGTAATACTTTTGACTTAGACCAAGGATATGCTTTTAGTGCTGAAAGACTCAATGCCGACTTAATATTAATCGGTAGTTCGAATATTTTTGATATTGATTATGAGGCAGATGATATTACATGGGACTGGGAAGTCACAGGTAGTTCAAACAATATTAACACTTACCAAAAAGATGGTTCACAATACATGGAAGTTGATTTAACTGGCGACTCAGCCGATGTTGATATAAATCAATTATCTGGTACTTGTGTAAGTGGGGCAGGAAATGCATGTGCATCTCCAAATGCTAAAATTACTTTGGATATAACAAGTGATAATTCAGTTATTCAAATTAATCAAAAAGATTCAGCTAACGACAGTTAGTCTTTTACTAATCATCAGTGGAGTCAGTTATGCTGACTCCATTGGAGATATTATAGAATCCAAGGGTATGGCTCAAATTACCCGTAATCAAGAAAATTTCTTAATATCAGAAAACACATTATCTGAAATAGAGTTATATGACCAGGCAGAAACTGCCAATGGTAGTATGCTTATTGAGTTTTTAGATAAAGCAGAACTTGCATTAAAAGAACATACAGAAGTATATATTGATGAAGTATATTATGACCCAGACCCATCAAAGTCTAAGATGGCTATGAGAATGGTTATGGGCACAGCACGATTTGCCTCTGGTAAATTAAATATGGTCAATAAAAATAATATTGATATACAAACACCAACAGCAACTATTGCTGTAAGAGGAACAGACTTTACCACAACAATAGATGAATTGGGAAGGTCCTTAGTAGTATTATTACCTGATGAATTTGGTGGACCATCGGGCGAAATAACAGTTTTTAATGAAGGCGGTGAGGTAATACTAAGTAGAGCATTTCAAGCCACTATGGTATCTACTATATCGTCTCCACCAACAAACCCAGTAACAATACAAAATTTAACACCAGCGATGATTGATAATATGTTTATTGTTAATCCGCCTCAAGAGGTCAAACAAGCCGTAGAAGAAGCAGCAAAAGATGATGCAAATCAAGACCAAGGAATTTTAGATGTTGATTTTTTAGAGTTTAATGAATTAGAAAACGATGCCCTAGCAGACTCAGAAGAGGATTTGGAATTTTCAGAACTCGATATTGATTTACTAGGTGTAGATTTTTTAGTAGATTTATTAGATGTTATCGAAGAGCTTGATAGAACGATTGCCAAGCTTGGTGACCAACAAGCTTCTAGTGGAAGCGGAGCATTTAAATTAGACGGTGCTACAATCGGATTTAATAAAGATAGCCAATTTAATATATTTGAACAAGATGGAGACATTGTTTTCTATCGTAATGTTAATGGTGTTATAAATATTATTATAGGTGCTGGAGGCAGCGGCTTCATGGAAACATTTGTAGATGGTTATGAAGGCGTTATATCATTTGGTACAGGAGAAGGAATTGAGATATATATTAACCAATCCAATTAAAAGGATGTTACAAAGAAGAGTTAAGGTCAGAAATGTAATTTTAGGCCTTACTGCTATTGTAATTTTATTAACATATTCATTGGCATCATATGCTGGAGCTACTGATGATAATCACATTCATGTAGAACAAGTACAAAGTGGAGATAATTTTGATTTAACTATCGACCAATATGGATATGGTAATCTGATTCGATTTTCAGCCAACCACGATAATAATACTCTCAGTTTATTACAAGTTGGAAATGCTAATTATATTGGTTATACCGATGCATGGGGCTCTGGATATAACTGGGGCGGTGATTTAGATGGTTTAAGAAATGAAATGGACATAAGACAAAAATGTTCTTCAACATCTTGTAATGATAACGACTTTCAATTCCATGTTTGGGGAGACGATAATAAAGTATTATTTGGCCAAGGTTATTCCCTAAACAATAGTTCAAACCCTACTTGGAATTATGATAATAATGAACCAGGTGGAAATTTTGTAAGGCTAGATATACACGGCGATGATAATATATTTAAAGGAAGTCAAAAGATGGATACTAGCTCTATTCGTCATTCTATGTATGTAAATATATATGGCGATGATAATGATGTATATGCTAGACAAGCACAGAATGGTAATAAAACTCTTACCTTAACAATTAATAATGATTCAAATGTAGTTGATATTAATCAAAGAGATAATGGGGCTCACACAGCAACTATTACACTCACTGGTACAAATCCAACCGAATTAAATTTAACACAAAGAAGTAATGTTACAGCAACATATAGTTTAACTCAAAATTGTGTTACAGCTGGTGGTTGTACTGTAAGTATTACTCAAGGAAATTAAATGACAGAATGTCCAGAAGAATATTACGAATGTCTGACCGAAGAAGAATGGGACGAGATAGTATATCTATTTGAAGAAAATGATATGGCAATGCCTGAGTCTCTCGGCGATGTAGAAGCAGCGACTAACTTTGCATGGGAATTATTATTTTTATCTCCATGGGAGTTAGCATATATCTCTATTCCTATGGGCGTTTTAGCCTTTTACGGTTTATCAATCTACGCCATCTTTAAATACATACAGAAAAAATTTAGTTAATGAAATATATAACTTCTATTTGGACGACTATAGCCCTAGTTGCATTGGTTGCCGCAACGCGAATAATAGACCCTGGATTAGTAGAACAGATTAGGTTAAATACCTTTGACCAATATATAAAAACTATACCCGAGCAAAAATCCGAAGATATAGTTCTAGTAAATATTGGAGAAAAATCTTTAGGACTTTATGGTCAGTTTCCATGGCCAAGACAAGAATACGCACAGATGATAGATACCCTGCGTAGTGCTAATGCAGGATTAATAGTATTTACAATTATGTTTCCAGAAGAGGACAGATGGGGTGGAGACAATGTATTAGCTCAATATATGGAAGGTAATGGTATTTTATTATCACAAGATGCTGATGAAAATGGCCGAAGTAAAAAAGCACCTTATGTTGGATATGCTACATTCGGACCTGGTGACCCTCTAGATTTTATTTACAAATATAAAGGATTGGTTACCAACTTAGATATATTAGAAGAACAAGCTTGGGGAGTAGGTTTAGTAAATGGAGCTCCTGAGGTTGATAATATTACAAGACGAATACCACTATTGTCTCAAATTAATGGAGAGGTTTATCCTTCTCTTGCTTTAGAAACAATTAGAGCACTACAAGATAAATTATCATATACTGTAAAAACAACAGAAACAGGAATTGAATCAATTGTATTGAGGCCTTTTAATATACCGACAGGACCAGATGGTAGTATATGGTTAAAACATAATACTAAATTTGTTGAACATGACTATGTTAGATATAAGATGCCAAATCTTGGTGGTAAAACTGTAGTGATAGGAGTATCCGCAAAGGGATTATCCCAACAAGTAGCTACTCCTGGGGGTATGTATTATCCTCATCAACTTCAGGCTAATGCTCTACAAACTATTATTTCTGATAATCCGATTTCGAGGCCTCTTTACGCATCTCCTTTAGAAATTCTTGTAAGTTCCATTCTGGCTCTTCTTCTAATATTATTGGTATATCGTGCACCAGTTTGGGTTTCTGGTATCGGTTTTCTGGCCGTTTGTTTCGCGTCAGCCGGAGTTGTTTATTATGCTTGGACCAAATACTATATACTCCTTGACCTTAGTTATTCACTAATATTATATATAATAACCTTTACCTCATCGAGTTTCAATAATTTCTATAAACAATTTATGTTACGACAGCAAATACAGAAACAGTTTGGTACATATGTATCTCCTGATTTAGTAAAGCAATTACAAAAAGACCCATCACTATTAAAGCTTGGTGGAGAAAGAAAAGAAATGACCTTTATGTTTATGGACATATGCGGTTTTACTCCTATATCAGAACATTATAAAAACAATGATGACCCCGAAGGCTTGGTAAACCTCATAAACAATTATTTGGATACTATGACTAAAATTGTTTTAAAGAACGGTGGAACAATTGATAAATTTATGGGCGATTGTATTATGGCATTTTGGAATGCACCATTACCATGTACAAAACATGCAGATAAAGCTGTGCAAACATCATTAGAAATATGTGAAGCAGCAGATGACCTTATACAAGAGCTTGAGGATAAGGGTTTACCTAAGATTGATATTGGTATTGGTATCAATACAGGCACATGCATCGTTGGAAACATGGGCTCAGAAGAACGATTTGATTATTCCGTAATTGGAGATGCCGTTAATCTTGGTGCTAGACTAGAAGGCCAAACAAGAAATTATGATGGCGTTCGAGTATTGTTAGGACCAGAAACATATAAAAAATGTACAGAGAGAGCATTCTCAGAAATTGATAGAATTAAAGTTAAAGGTAAGTCAGAAGCTGTAACCATATATACCCCACTGTAATAAACATATAATAATCTGTAAATTTTTGTTTACATCATGAGCCGAATGTGTTATAATAACATTATGAAAGGTACAAAAGTTTTTCTCCCAGAGCAAATGGGATACTTCAACAAAGAAACTCTAACAGTCCGTGATAGAGAAACACAATACATAGTGCATTTTCCTTTAACTGCTCAAGAGTTTAAATTGGCTGTGAGTAAATCAAATGCTGATTGGAATAAAATGTGTGACCTTTTATTTGAAAGAACAGGCAAGAGACTACAAGGAAACTATGATTTATTGTGGTTAAATAACCGTCCATTACACTAGGTTATATACATATAACTTTTTTCAATTATTTTACATTAGCGTGTTTACAAATGGAAAAGAATATGTTATAATATACATATGAAGATAAGGAAAGATTTTATATTTGATGTTGATGGAACCTTAATGGATATAACCCATAGAAGGAAATTCGTTGACGGTTCTCAGAAAAAAGATTGGAAAGCCTTTAGAGATGCGACTAGCCAGGATACTGCTAAGGAAGATATATTCGCCGTCGCTTTATCTTTACAGGCTGCCGGTCACAGAATAATCATAACCTCAGGCAGAAATGTATCACAAAGAGCTATAACTTTAAAACAGTTATTTGCTGGTGGTTTAAGACCTTCTGCAGTATTTATGAGAGAAGATGATGATTTCAGGTCAGATGATGTTTTAAAATCTGAATTCTTAGATACCATGAGAAAAGATGGCTTTGACCCTAGTGTTGCTTTTGATGACAGACAACAGGTTGTTGATATGTGGAGAGCAAGGGGTTTAACTTGTATACAGGTTGCAGAAGGTGATTTTTAAAAAAAATAAACTTTTTTTCACAAGCGTGTTGACAGCTGGAAAAAAGTATGTTATAATATACATATAAAAAATTGATAAGGAGTCAATAATGCAAAAATTAGTAATTCACACTCAATACAGAGAAAACTACGGCTTCCCTGAGTGGGACGGCAAAGGCGAATGCCCTCAGTATTGGAAATTCAAAGGTGGTAATACCTACTTCATTCCTAATTTTAAGGACTTTAATAATGTCACTGAGGTGATGAAGCAGCTTGATGCTCTTATCACTTTTGGTAATGAAGCAGCTGAGGAGTACATCCTTTCTTGGAATATTGTTCCTCATTCAGAACAGATTTGTGAGAAGTGGGAAACTCCAGTTCAAATCTCTATTGATGGAGATAAAGTTACAGCTCTTAGAATTACAGATAATCGTCCTGATGAAGATGGTTATGCTGGTTGGATGAGATCTGAAATCCTTGAGAAAACTGAGTCATGGACTATGACTGAGGAAAATGACAGAAAAGATTACAAAGCATCTTACTTGATGCAAGATGGAGACATCGTCGATATGGACGCAGGTCTCAGAGAATGGTTTGATAATAATAAGGAGTGTGCGTAATGAATAGATTAGAGTTAATTAAACAAGCGGCTCTCAGAGCCAAAGCAAAGAAACTCAATACAACAGTAGAAGAATTAGAGTTTCAAGAGGCATGGAGAACAAGTGACAAGAGAAGAGCCCAAGCAAAAGTAAATGCTAAGCGGCAAACAAAACTCACTAAACAGGTCAAGAAAGCAGCGCATCAAGCAGCAGGCCATTTGGAATGTTTCAAACCAGAGAATATGCATTATTCGGATAGAGAAACACAAGATTATTTAAGAGGTACTTCTTATTTTGAGAATTATCAATCAATGAAAAACGATTGGGATTAATATTATGTTTATAGCAAGATTTTTAACAGGCCCTGGCACCGACAAAACGCCACACAATGTACGAATTACATTCTTTGAATACCTACATGGAAAAGTTAACAGTGGTTCTTTTCTTATTAATTTAGGTATCAAGTATGACAAGAATTTTTTAAATGATTATTATTTTATAGGAGTTGAATTATGTTTATAGACGCAGATATAATTGCAGAAAACATTGAATACGATGTTGAAGAAGAGCTAGGTAGTGCAGGTGGTACCTCATACCAAAGCGATATTAGAACCACATACGATAGGCTATCCAACTTATTTGGAAAGCCCACATACTCATCTGGAGACCCATACGACAAAGTAAATACAGAATGGGTTTTAAGTGGCAAGGTTTACTTTACCGACCAATGGGGCGATAGAGACTGGGAGTATATTACAGCAACAGTTTATAACTGGAAAACTGGTGGTACACCAACCGAAGAATATGATTGGCACATTGGTGGTAATTCATATGATGCTGTCGAGTTTGTAAAAGAAATACTTGCTGGTGATGTTAATCCAGATAATATAACGAGAGCAGCATGAGAGTATTAGTAGAAAATTATGGAGATTGCAGAATATTCTATGATAGACCTTTTGGATATAAAAGGTATCATGTAGAATGGCAAGATGGTTCACATCAGATATATCATGGAATATGGTATAATGAAAAGACCGTCAGAGAAATAGTCTTATCAAAACTTGAGGAGGTGTGAGTATGGGACAATATGATGATAGAGTAGAAAGGCAAAGACTTCTACTAGAAGCTGAAGAATGGAGTAAGGGTATCAAAGCTTTGCAGATACATAATACTACTTCCATGTGGTATGAAACAGATTTATCAAGAATGACAGATTTTGATAATGGGCATGTTACAGATACTTCATATAATTCTGGTTTAATTGAAAGAACGCAGAAAGGTAAATTAATTCGTACATTCGGTAATGCACTGAAAGGCGATGCATTAATCGACCATTATGTTAGGAGTAATGCATGAAAGATTTAATTGTAAATCAATCCGAGTGGATACCTATAGGTAAAATACCAGGACGTAAAAGTGTAGCAAAGGGTGAATTTGTTAGAGAGTATGGTAATGCAAATGGTGAAATTCCTGGCTGTTATCAAATCGCACTAACAAAAGACATAGACGACATCGGAGATGATTATGTTCATAAAATGATTGGATATAATGGTATGAGTAAAGATGTCATTAATAGAACTGGTGATGTTAGAGCTCCAAATGGAAATCATGGTGCTGGTAGATATATTACCAACAAGGGCCTTTGCAGAGATACTCAGGTTGTTGTTCGTTATTTAATTACCGAAAGTGAAGATAAATCAACTGAGCTAGAAAATAAATTACATGCAGAATTTGAACAAAGCTTTGGTTACAGATTTGGCTGGAAAGAAGCTTCTGGCGGCGTAGATGGTAAAATGGATTTATTAATATCTACTTTGGACTATCTTACCTCGGAGCAGTGTATCGAGGCTGCAAGATTATGTAGTGAACTAGGAAAAACAAAAGCTGTAGAAGAGTTTGAAGAAAAACTTGAAAAAACACTTTACAATGATGAATAATTGTGTTATAATATACTTATTATGGGAATGACAAATATATACATGGGTTCATTGAGATATGGACCAACTGGAAAGAGAAGAAAAAATCATGCTGCAAATCCAGTCAGAAAAAAAAGAGCAGAATTTAAGCCGATGAAGATTGACCCTATTAAAACACAAAGGGCAATGGAGGCAGCAGCAGAGAGAGAAAAGCAAAAAGAGGAATTCTTGGCTCGTCTTTCTCAGATGAAATCAGATATTACAGCAAAGAAAGAACCTTTGCAATATACAGGTGAAAGAAAACTTGTAGGTATTGCAACGATGCACAAATCAAATGCTGTTCCTATATTTGAAGATGATTTACAACATGCAAAAGATATTGCAAGAATGAGAAGATAATGGAAACTTTTTTAGGAATAATATTAGTAATAGTTTCAGGTTTATTTGCTTATATGTCTTGTCATGTTAACGAAGAAATAAGGAGAGGTAAAACTATACCTTTACCATGGGAGAAAAAGTGAATTATTTATCTACATATACTAAAGGTAATTTAACAGCAGAAACATTCTATGACAAGAAAGAAAAAAGCTATGGCATAGATATGTTTGAAGATAATAAATTTCAACAGAGAGAATTATTTCCAAATCATAGTGAGGAGTATGCAGAAAACGCTGCAGAGAACTATGTGTTTGGTATTAAAAAAATATAAAGTTTAGACTGAGGGGTGGCCATATCACAACTCCTTATCATCAGGTCGCCCCTCGGTCGCTTTAAGGATTGAAAGATGATAGATATATTATTAGAAATAATTAGATGGTTACTTGTTCTATCTGGAATAGGTATAATTTTAAGTGGTATGTTACTGCCCCTTTTTAAGTATAAAGAAAAGGGTCCCGGTAAATTTGATAAACAAGGAGTAGTATCCTATAATGAAGGAGATAATACATAGTGGCAAGAAAGAAAGCTAGACACGGTCCAAGTCTGGACCAAAAGATGATGGGTCCAAAACCAACTTGGACTCCAGAGGAATTTGCAGCAATACCTGCTGATAAAAAAACAACAGAATGGATAAAGGGTAGCCATTGGTATTATTACTTTAGAGATAAAAAGAAATCAATTATCAAGATTGCACAATATGGTATTGATGTTTTAGGTTGGACTCAAAAAGAAGCTACTGCTTTTAAAAGAGTACAAGATTATAAAATTAATATTCCCTTAGGAAGCTTTGTTGATATGCAAGAAGCTGGTTGGATATATGATAGTGAAGTTATAGAAGAAAAGCATGCTTTAATGCAAGATTTACTTAAAGAAGGCGAATTAATTAAAGCTGAAAAAGATGAGAACAAACCCAAGAAACAGGTTATTTCTATTGCCGAAAGAACAAAGATGAAAGTATTGGATACTGTCTTTGCAGAATGGGACGAAGAAATAGTAGACGCATGGTTCGAAGGTGATTTTACTAAAAAGTTTTCATGTTATAATAGATTTAAAGGGCATGGCTTGAAGGGTAACGCAATTAATATTTTTAAGGATATGTTATTATATGACTATAATGTTATAAAAGACGCATACAATAGAAGCTGTGACCAAGCCGTAGAGGCATATTCACACATTGGAAAGGCAGATAAAAGAAAGATGATGAAACAATACGAAGAAGTCTTTTCCGATTTAGAGAAACTAAGAACTTCGTTCAAGGCGGCAAGGGTGCCTCGAGCCAAGAAACCAAAAACATCAGATAAGCAAGTTGCAAGGCTACAATATTGCCAAGAAAATATAGATGCCAAACTTGCTTCTATTAATCCAGTGATGATACCAGGTAAACATAAATTATATGTTTATAACTTAAAGCAGAAAAGATTGGCAGAATACTCATGTGATTCTACCCACGGCTTTGAAATATCAGGCACATCGATTAAAAACTTTGATGACTCAAGTCGCACTGCGATACTGAGAAAACCAGATGTAATGTTACCAGATATATTATCAAGAACAGAAAAGCAGATTGATAAATTATGGAGTGGCATTACTACTAAAATAACCAAACCGACAGGCCGTATTAATAAGGACTGTATATTATTGAGGGTATTATAATGTTATCAGTAGGACAAAAATTTCCTGCATTCTCACTGCAGGGTATAAATGAAAATAATGAATTTGTGAGAGTAGGGGTTGAAGATGGTTACACACCAATGAAATTAGATTGGTCTGTAGTTTACTTCTATCCAAAAGATTTTACCTTTATCTGTCCAACAGAAATTGCTGGAATGGATAAATTGGTAGGTCATGCCAATGTTATTGGTATTAGTGGTGATAATGAATTTTGCAAATTAGCATGGAAGCAAGAAAATGAATTGATTGGTAATATCAAACATACACTTGCAGCTGATTGTGGATTAGGGTTATCACATGCACTAGGTATAGTAAATGAAGAAGAAGGCGTGTGCTATAGAGCAACATTCATATTTGATAAAGATAGAATTGTTCAACATGCTTCAATTAATGCTCTGGATACTGGTAGAAGTGCCCAAGAAGTATTAAGGACTTTAAAAGCGTTACAGGCTGGCGGCCTTACTGGTTGTGCCTGGGACGAGGGAGATGATTTTGTTGCATGATGGAAATAGAGATTGAAGGTAAAATAATGACCAAGAAGAGATTTTCTCTTGCGGTCGAAAAGCTAGTTGCGTCAAGTGGTAATGGAATAAGTTATATTGATGCTGCCTGTGCAATAATAGAGGAAAGAGGATTAAATTATTCTAATTTAAAAAGGCTTTTAACTCCTTCCTTAAAAGCTAAAATAGAAGAAGAAGCCAAAAATTTAAATTTAATTCGTAACAATAAAGATAATAAGTTACCAATATGACAGAAACATATAGACCATTACCATTTGGTCTGACTATTAAAGAAAGCCCTATTGATGGTTTAGGTTTATATGCAACTGACGAATTAAGAGCTGGAGTATGTTTAGGAGAAACTCATATATATGAATCATCTAGACATGATTGGATTAGAACGCCACTAGGTGGATTTGTTAATCACTCTGAATATCCAAATGCTTTTATTTATTTAAACTATCATGGAGGCGAATATGGAGATTGTAGAGAACTATATACAATTAAACCTATAAACGCTGGAGAGGAAATAACAATTTACTATACACTGTATTCTATATGATGGACCCATTTGAATCTTA